GTGTATAAGAGACAGGTACGGGTCTTTGGATTTTCGGGGGTATGTTTTGTGCGGGTTTTCGGTTATTCAGGGGGCTGGGATTTGGATGGTAAAGATATTATTACTATATTTGTACAACGATCTTAAACAACTTGATTATGGGTGTAAATAAATCAATCACCATCGAGGGGGCTACTTTCCGGTTCGAGGTGAAGTCGAAGGACGGGGGTATGCACGTTACTCTCTCTTCGGACGCGGGTGAAGAGGCTCGTGTTATTATGTCGGCCGAGGATAGCAAAGAGGTGGTCGACGCGATAGATACGGTTCGCGGGTGGGTGAAGCCGGGGGAAAACAGACCCTTTACGGAGCAGGAGCTTAAATTCTGAGGTTATGACCGGGATATTCGGATATTATCTTCGCCTCTACGTGACGGCGAATTTCGGCGAAAAATACGACGACGGGGTGAAGCTCATGCTGGATGCGGGGCTTCTGAACGAGACGGCGGCGCAGTGTGCCGTGATATGCTGCTACGTAGACAACTGGTGCAGGACGCATTCGGGGCCGCGGCAGGAGGCGTTCGCGGCGGCGGCCGAAACATTCAATGTTGCCGTATACACGGTACGGCATTACTATTACGACCTGAACAAAAGGTACAATATCTTCAACAAAAACAAGGCATGTCAGAGCATTGGTCAGTAATTTCATGTGGATATTCTGTGTCCGACTTAGGACGTGTCAAGAATAAACGCGGATTGATTATAAAATCATTTCTATCGAAAGACGGTTACAAACGAGTTTCGTTATTCATATACGGGAAATACAGAAAATTTTTCGTGCACAGACTTGTGGCTCTACTGTTTGTTCCCGGATTCCAATGCGGCATGTATGTGAATCACAAGAATGAAATCAAGACTGACAACAGGGCTGATAATCTCGAATGGTGCACAGCATCATATAACACCAACTACGGCTCAAGAACTCGCCGCATGTTAGAAACAAGAAGCAAACGAGCCCAAAAATACGCAGAAACCCCCGTTATTCAATCTGATATGGATGGAAATATTATTGCGATTTACAGAAGCCAATCAGAGGCAGCAAGACAAACAGGCCTCTATCAGACAGCCATCGGCAAATGCTGCCGTGGGGAAATAACGAACACACATCACTACAAATTCACTTTTAAACAAAATTAAATATGCAATTATTTAAAAAACTCAAAAAAACTAACGGGAATAAGCTCGTTTGTACCAAAACAGTAGCCGAAATAAAGAGTTATTTGGAGACGCACGGAATTGACCGATCTACGGCCGCGCACATTTCGGGGTTCATGAAGGCGCACGACATCGACCTCGGTGCCATCCGCCTCTGCTCCTATGGCCTCACCTACTCCTTCGACGAGTTCCTGGAGTGGTTCAAAAACGACGATTCCTCGCTCGTGCCCGTCGAAAACAAGTTTGCAATATTTTGGGACAAATGTCATTCGAAGGCAAAGATCGCCGTGTTCGAGGGTAAAACGGACGGAATTATGGGTCGGTTTTGGCTCTCGTCCGACGGATCGTCTCACCGCAACTGCTGCCGATTCGTGTCTATGGCGCAGTACCGTATGATCCTCAACGTCCCCGACGACATGAACATCCCCCTGCCGCTCGGGTTCCTGGACGAAGTCCAAACGAAAGAAACCGAAAAAAAACCCGCCGAAGATGAAAAGTAGAACCTATTCCGTGGCTACGGGCTCCGAAGCCGTCATAACTCGTCGGGCGGAAGGCATGACGCAGGAAGAATACCGCGCCCTGCGGCGCGAGGCCGACCGAAAACTCAAACTCAGACTGCGCTACGGAACGATCATCTACGTGGCCTCCGAGCTGTTCTCCGAGAACGGCATCGACATGATCCGGCGCTTCAAGCCCTATCGGCGCCCCTCCAAATCGGCCGCCGTGAAGCTCGAATCTATGCGCAAGGGAAAAAATATGCGCACCCGCTTGGAATTGAAAAACTAATTCCCTATATTTGTTCCCGGAATGCTTCTGTGGCATTCCTGAATGTAAATAAACACCTCACTTCCTGGCTTATTTTTTCCTCCGTTCCCGCTCCAGGGGCGGAGGTTTTTTTATTAATTTTTTCCATAATTCACGCCCTTCGTGGTAAATTCTTATATTTGGGCGTAAAAACCGAGCTACATGGACGACAGGAAATCCGCAATAGACTTTTTAAAGACCGCGACAGCAGTGCCGCAGATGCCTGATGCGACGCCCGCGGAGTGGGAGTGGCCTATATCGGAGCAGGTGGAGAAGCAACTGAAAATGATGGGCGTCTACGACATAATGCGCGAGCAGATATACATCATTGGCACCTCCGCATCGAAGGCGAAGATCGAGATCGCCAAGTCGAAGATCGACGGCCTCACCAAGTCCATGAACCTCATAAAGGCCACCATGTCCGTACTGGAATCCTCCGGATCGGACGTGGACGAGAACCGCATATCGGAGATCGACATACGCATGCACCTCGATGAAGATGATGATAGCCAAGAGTAGAAAGGCCGGATGCCTCGACATGAACATACACCTCACGCGCAAGCAGAGGATCATGTGGAACCGCCTCAACGACGGCCAGTGGAAGGAAGTGCTCTTTTACGGCGCCTCGCGCTCGGGAAAGACTTTCGTCATTCTGTACTGGCTCATCGTGCAGTGCGTGGCGCACAAAGCCAACTGCCTCGTGCTCCGCAACCTCTTCACGTCGCTTCAAACCGGAATGCTCCAGCAGACCCTCCCCGCGGTGCTCAACGCGATAGCCAAGCACAACGGTTACGCCAAGTGGCAGGAGATAACCATGAAGGACGGGACACCGTTCGCAAAGTATAACGGCAAGGACAACTACCTCATGTTCTACAACGGCGCCTACATAAAATTCGGCTCCATACGCGGGTCGGCCAACGACGAGAGTCAGTTCGATAAGATTCTGTCGTCGGAATGGGGCCACATCTTCATCGACGAGGTGTCGGAGGTCGAGGAGAGGGCGGTAGACACCCTCCGCTCACGACTGGCGCAGAAACTGCCTGTGCGCAACAAGCTTCTGTTCGCCCTCAACCCCACGCGGAAAACCGGATGGACGTACGTCAGGTTTTTCAAGCACGAGACCCGCGAGGGGCTGGCGATCCCCCAGGAGCAGACGTCGAAGTTCCTGGTCGTGAAGTTCTCGCTCAACGACAACATGGAGAATGTCGCCGACGACTACCGCGAGACCCTGGAGGCCATGTCCACGCTCATGCGCAAGCGCTTCCTGGAGGGCGACTACTTCGACGAGAGCGAGGGGGAGATTTTCAAAAAAATATGCTGGAGCGACATGAACCCCGATCTGCGCTTCCCGACGCCCGAGGAGTGGATAGACCTCATTATCTACACCGACCCGTCGGCCAAGGACAGCCGCAAGAGCGACTTCAAGGCGTCGCTGCTCATGGGCAAAGCCCGCGGCCGAATATGGCTCATCGACGTGCTGGCCGTGCAGGGCACCTCCCTGGAGATGATGAAAAATATTCGTCAGTTGTACCTCGAAAGCCCCAATCGCCTCATAACGCGCATCGTGATGGAAAAGAAGCAGATCCCCTTGGACTTCAAGACCACATTCGACCAGTTCCAGGCCGACACGGGGTGGATTTGCCCCCTGGAATGGGACACCCGGAACATGGGCGACAAGTTTACGGTCATCGAATCCATCCTCGATCCCCTCTTCACGTCCGACAGGTTCGTATTCAACGCCAAGCTCAAAGATACCAACCGCGGCGAGGAAGCCGTGAATCAGTTCCTGTTCTTTTCGCGCAAGGTCGATCCCAACCGCAAGGACGACATACCCGATGCGGCGGCCAAGGGCGTATCGCTCATGAACCGCGCGGGCGGAACCGTGGGCTCCGCGTACAAAAGCTCCGGCATCATAGTAAAAAAACCAAAACGTTTCATATCATGACCGAGAATGTCAAGATTTACACCCCCGAGGAGCTCGAAGCCCTGGGTTGGGAATTTACCACGCTGAACACTATATACAATCCCCAGTACGATCAGAGTTTCCAAGAGCTGATGCTCTCGGAAGATATACCTGCGGACTTGCCGTCCCCGACGTCGCTTCAGAAGTTCAAGCCCTACTTCAACGGCCCTAAGACGATCCCGTCGCTGGGCTACAACGGCTTTACACCGACACAGATCTTGTGCGACGTGGAGAAAGATCCCGACGTCGCCACCGAGGTTATGCCCGAAAAATGGGTCTTGAACCTGAAGGTAGGGGCATTCGCGATTACAGGACTTAGGGCCAACGAAGCCCTTACGCTCAAATTCGCCCTCTCATGTTACATAAAGGGAGACACTCCGCTCCCGATCCAAATAGCGTGGAGAAGAGACGCTTCTTATACCTGGAGTGTCGCATACAACACCTATGCATACAAGTGGCCTGTGTCGGGCACTATCCCCCTGGGTATCGAATACAATATTCTTTTGGGCGGATTAAAACCCGGCGATTCATTCCAGATAGGCATAATCAGGGACAACAAGGCGTCCGCCGATAAAAACCTGTACATCTATGGGTTCAATCTTGACGGAGCGACTATCATGCGTTCGCATACTACGGCCAAGAAGAAGTTCACAGACCCCAAGACCGGGGAGGTTCGAAGCTATGCCAACGACCCTGTATTTTGCACCTCGCCCGCGGATTCGCGTCAGTCGGCCGCAGAGTACGCCTCATGCATAGAGTACGGGGAGCAGGTTATCGTGGCCGCGGAACCCGGTAAAATGTACTTCCCCGAGGAGGAGCTCTATCAGTGGATCTCGCCCCAGCAGCTCGATCAGTTCAAGAAAATGTACCCCGACTGTGTGGAGATTTCCTACAACAGCGCCCTGGGGTACGTGTACAGTCAGATCGGGGAGCTTTACGACATAGCCTCGATACTGGCCGGAGACACCAACGAGGGCACGGCGAAGATCATGCGGTGGATATTAACCGTCCTGACGGCCTACAACATCACGAGCCCATCGGCACGGCACTCAGAGACCCTGCGCGACAACTACGAGATGGTCGTAAAGAAGGTCACGGAGATGAAAAACGGGGCTACGACGCTGCATGATGCCCCGATAAAGGAGACCCCGAATGCGTGGGGTACGGTAGTAAACGGATCGAAAAACAAAATGCGCGGATAAATGGCACAATTTCATACCCCGAGGCAGCAGCCTTACAACCCCTTCCGCCCTATTGGGGCGCCGAATGTAAAGTCGAGGTACATTCCCAACCAGTACTTCGTCGAGTTCACTCCGAGCTGGTGGCGAAATGCCATCGACAACGCGGTGAACTACTCCGACCTTACGATGGTGGACACCCTGTATTCGTGGTGCATTCAGTCATCGCCGTTCCTGGTGAGCCAGATGAACAAGCGCCTGAATCCCATCGAGAACGCCGTGTTCGCGTTCTACCGCGACGGCGAGATCGACGAGAACCTCACGGAGATGATAACCCGCACCCGGTGGTTCAACAAGATGAAGCGCGAATTCGTGCTCTCGAAATTCTACGGCGTGCGTATTGTCGGCATCGACGTCGAGAAAGACACCATCACCAGCTACCCGCTGCGAAACATAGACATGGTGAACAGGGCGATCCGGTCGCAGACCTACGCCATAGAATCCGTGGTCAACGTCGACGATTACGACAATATGTTCTACATGCAGCCCGACACCGACCAGGATTTCAAGATGGGAATGATGCAGCAGATTTCCCGCGCTATGATCGGCATTGTGGAGGCGTACAACAACTGGTCGGTGACGAGCGCTACATACTCATATCCCCGCACCACCGTGGGCTTCATCGACGGGAACGCGCAGGCACAAACGCTGGCCGAGAATATCGCCAACAACCTCGACCCGCTCGACACCCCCGTGCTTCCCTTCAAGCAGAACCTCGACAACAAGGAGAACGTCTACCAGGTGGAGGTCAAGCCCCTCCAAACCCAAATGTACCCCGATGCCTTCCGCGTGTTCAAGGAGTACATAGACAGCTACCGCGCGGAGATCATGCAGGAGGTGACGGGAGGTACCCTGCTCGGCGCCACGGAGAAAAACACCAACTCCGAGCAGCTCGCGCAGATACATATGTCCCTCTACGAGGCACTGTGCAACGCCGACAAGCGCGACTTTGCGAACTTTATCAACTACGAAGGCGCCATCCAGAAGATCGGCCGCCTGCTCGGCATAGATATGTCGGGCGTAAAGCTCAGGGAGGTGCCCGATACCACCATCAGCGTGGATAAGTTCGAGCGCATAGGCCGCGTGCTGGCTTCGCAGGGCATGGCATACAGCCCTGAGGTCATGCGTAAGGTAGGCATGGAGCCCTCCGACATAAATACGTCCGTGCGCAACAACAACTGGACGGAGGTTAAATTGCAGGCCAAATCCATTATGGCGAAAATAAAGTCGGCACTCACGCCCTCCAAGAAAACAAACGACAATGGAGACGATAGCAGACCTGAGGAGGAAAATTAATACCGCCATCTACAACATCAAAACCCAAATTCCGGCCAAGGTGGCCGAAAGCATGGCCGGGGAAACGCGCCTCAACTTCGAGCGCGAGGAGTATGGCAACGACGGCACGCCCCGGAAATGGGCGGACAGATGGGGAAAGAACCTGAAATCAAAGAGATTCGAAAACCTCGAATCATACCTCCGCTATCCGAAGCTGCGCCACAGAGGCCGTCTCGCCCGGAGCATCACACCCTTCTATGGGAGAGGTTTTGCCGGGCTGCGCGCCGCGGCGCCCTATGCGGAACTCCAAAACACGGGGAAAGGCACCCGCACCGGAGGCAACTCTTTCCGCACGCGACCCTCGTCCTCGACGCCCGTGCGGCTCGGAACCAATCCCGTCGCCCGACCCTTTATGGGCGTTGGCCAAAGAACCGAGCTCAATACGCTCCGGCTATACTCCCGAGAGATCGCAAAACTGGTGTAGAAAAAATTTTATTTGCGAAATATTTTCCTTTGCACTACATTCGTAACGTCCTATACTGAAATTATGAGCGGTGAAATTTGCAAAGCAATAGTTACGGCACTGCGGGCTTCGGAGCTCGTGGACGAAAATAATGTCAGTATAGTTCTCGCAAACGACAACGGAGAGGGGACGGTGAACACCGATCTCCCGGCCATAGCCGTAAGCGTGAAGGGAACCGAGCGTGACACCGGGGAGTTCATCGGAGGCATGATCTACAATCAGTACATCGTGCAGTTGTCGGTGATAACTCCGTTCGAAAACCAGGCCGCGTCGCCAGACGATGGCCATCAGTACGATCAGATGAACCTGGCATACAAGGTCATGCTCTATATGGCCGCGTGTTCGCGGGGGGTGATAAAGAATTCTGCGGGCGAATGGGTGCCGCTGGACTTTTTTACCGAGCTGAGGCAGAAATACGGCTTTACGCTCCTTTACAAGGAAACCGAGACCTATCAAACGCTGGCTATGGAGCGAGAGATGGCAGAGCTTCCCGTGCACAACACGCGGCTCATATACGTGGCCAACTTCGTTGACAAGAGCACCTACGAGCAGGATTCGTTCCTGTGTGATGCGATAGAGATGAAGTGCCTGTGCGATACCGTCAGAAACACTAATTCATAAACCGGACATGACAAAAGCGACATATCAAATACTCTCGAACGAGGCGCTCAACAGCAAGGGTTTCGTGGTGCTCAACTCTACTATCGACTGGAGCAGGTACCTCAAAAACCCTATCCTGCTGCGCAACAAAGATACGGGAGAACATTTCGGCCAGCCCATCGGGCGCGTCGAAGATATTCATTTGGAAAACGGCAGGTGGATCGGAAAGCTGGTGTTTGGCTCCTCCGAACTCGCACAGGCCGCAAAAAGAGATTACGAAGCCGGAATACTCAACGGAGTGTCTATATTCGGTAGGGCGCGGATCGTCGAGCGCAATGGCAGGAAATACACTACATTTTTCGAGGTGTGGGAGATTTCCCTTGTCAACATACCGTCCAATCCCGATGCAGTGGCGATACGGGGAGAGGATAACGTTGGGTTGTCGGCAGTATCATTCGTGCCGGACAGCATAGAGATCGAACAGATCGAGAGCCTGTCGGCATACCAAACAGACATCATAAACCAATTTGAGAACAAGATGAAAAACGAGGAAGAGAAAAAAGTCCCCGAAACCGGGACGGAGCAGGCTTTCGACGACCGCGTGTCGCTGAGCGCCATGTCTAAATTCCTGGAACTTATCGGACTGGCATCCCGAAAGAGGCTTCGCCGTGCGGATGAAATAGACCGCGACGCCAACCAGGACGACGCGGATGCCGGGCAGGATCAGCGTGATGCCCGCGAGGATCGCCGCGCTGCGCGCTATGAACGCGAAAAGGACGATGATGCCGAAGCAAAACGGCGCGAAAAGGACGCCGAGCGCGACGACAAGATGGCCGGAAAGGACGAGAAGGAGGCCGACAAAGACCGCCGAGAGGCCCGCGAAGAGAGAGCGAGCGCCCTGGCCGCAGAGCCCGCCACCGAGGCCCTTGCTGCAACCACAGACGACGCCAAGGAAACCAAAGCCGAGGCAGCCAAACCCACGGCGCTCTCCGCTGCGGAGGATGCGCGAGTATTCAACGACAAAACAATCACAAAAACCAAAACAATGGTAAAACCCTTTTTCAAGTACATCGACGACCCTGAAAATATGCCGAAGATTCAGGCAATCATGGGTCTGTCCGCCTCCTCGGGCACTGCCGACGGCGTTGCCGAGGTGAGCTTGTCGGCCGCACAGGACGCCGACGTTCGAGAATCAATTCAGGAGTTGTCCGCATCTATGCTCTGCGACCCCTATTTCATGGCCACCGTGCAGAACATGACCTTCCAGATCAACGACGGACGCCGTGAGAGTGTCGTCGATACGATCCAGGGTCTCGCCTCGGGCGAAAAGTCGGGTAAGTTCGTGCAGAATGCCGACCTGGCAAAGATTTCGTGGCTCTCGCTGTTCGTTCGCCAGCTCTTCCCGCCTAACACGTGGGCTGACCGTGTACGCCGCCTGTCGGTGCGCGACAAGGAAGGCATCATCTGGGTGGAGAGCGCCGTCAATCCGGATATCTACTTCGGAGATCGCGCGCCGCTGAATGCGCCCAACTACCTCTACGACGACCTGCCGCGAGGGTTGGAGCGCAAAGTGTTCTCCATGCAGCCTATTGTATGGCAGCCCGCGAACTCCGACGTCCTGGCCTACAACGACCGCGCAACGGGCCAGTTGGACGCCATGGCCAAAATGTCCATGTGCATCCACAACTACTGGCTCCAGACCATCGCCGAGGCAGTTCCCGCAGCTAATCACCTTACAATGTCCGGCGCAGAGTTCAATTCGTCAAATCGATTCCCGATCAACTCGGCCGCCGCTGGCAAGCTGCTCGGCATGACCCTCAATGACCTGCTCGCCGCACAGGGTCGCTTCATCGCCCGCAACCTCAACTTCCGCCGAGGGAACGGTGTGGCTGTGTTCGCAGAGCCCTACTACACGTCGCTGGTGCAGACCGACAAGGTTCAGAGCATTCTGACGCAGCAGTTGTCGAACGCCCGTCCCGAAGGCTTCACTTACTCGGGATTCGACGTCATGGCTCGCTCGGTCATCGCTGCCTACAACACTGCAACTTCGACGGTCGTGGATGCGGAGACTTATTTCGACAAGCCCGTCACCTTCGCAACCGGAGCTATCGACACCGCTCATGTGAAGCCCGTGCTGGCCGCAACGGTTTACGACATCGGCCTCGGATTTATCCCCGAGGAGGTCATTGTGGCAATCGGCAACACGAACATCCATATGGTGTCCGACCCGAACAACTACGGTTGGAAAGTGTCGATGGATATTTCGACGGGTGCCGGAACTCTCCGAAGCAGCGCAGCAGGCATCGTTCTGTATCGCCCGACGGTATCCGCCGGAGCGTAACTCAACACACACAGGAAAAACCAGCCCGGCATGTTGTCGGGCTGGTATTCCAAAAAAAAATCAATATCAACAATTTAATTCCCCCCTTTAAATTATGATTCAGATCGCAACATTCACCCGCAAGTTTTTCATCGAGCTCGTAAAGCAGCTCCAAATCTACGGCACCCTGTACGTCACTGAGGACGGCAACATCTACGTCAACGAATCGCAGGCGCAGACACGCTGCCAGTCCCGCGAGAAGCTGGCGCACCTGAACGGAGAACTCGTCCAGGAGCTCCGCTATGCCCGCGTCGACAAATCCAATCCGCCCAAGGACACCGCGGAGTTCGAGGAGATGCTCGAAAACCAGTTTCGGGCACGCCGTCAGGCAGCCAAGAACTCCCTGGCAGAGGCCGAGAAGGAACGCAACAAGCCCGTCATGTCCGATGCCGAGGCAGAAGCCCTGCTCGAAGGCAAGACCCCCACTCCTGAGAAACAGGAGGAGGAAGCCGCAACAGAGGCGCTGATCGAAGGCGTGGAGTATGCCAAGGTTCGGGATGCCATCCGGGCAACCGTGAACCCGAAGCTGCACCACAGCGCCGGGTACTCCAAGACCCTGGAGGCGTACAACGCCCTTTCCGACGAGCAGAAGGCCGCAGTCGGTGCAGAACTCGCAAAATAACAAAACCTACGCAAATATGGCAGTAGTAGATATTTATACAACTTTAGGCGACACCAGGCTGGGCAACACCACGCCCAGCGATGGTATTGGCATGATCGTCGCCCCGGCAATGGCCTCCTCGGGAATCGAAGGTGCGCCCTTCGCGCTCGATACCGCCTACCTCATTACCTCCGTTGCCGACCTTACGGCGATGGGTGTGACCTCGGGAACCGGATCCATGCTCCTGTTCCAGGTGGAGGAGTATTACGCCAAGGCAGGTAGCGGCTCTCGCGTGTGGGTCGTGGGGTATGCTCAGGCCGAATACAAGACATTTATTTCGGCCAAGCTGGAATCCATCATCAGCGGTACCACGGCGTCGAACTTCGACCTGCGTCCGCGCATGATATCCTTCGCATCGCCGCTTCCCATGTTCCAGGATTTCTCAGGGACGACCGAGGGGAAACTCCCGGCTACCCACAAGACCCTCATTGGCAACCTGCAAACCGTACTCAACAACCTGTTCCAGCAGTCGATCCGCATGGTCGGCATCTTCGACGGCGTTGTTTGCGTTCCGACAAGCAAGACTATCCTCACCACCGACCTGAGTAAGCTGGAGAATCTCGCAACGCTCAAGGCACCCCGCGTGGCCTATCAGGTTACAACTTCGACGCCCGGCATGTCGGCATCCGTAGGCCGAACTCTCGGAATGCTGTCGAGCCTGTCGCTGGCGACGTCTCCCGGTGCCGTGACCACTGCCGGGGCAGCAGGCGACATCGACTATTTTGTGGATGTCACGGCCAGCGCCGAACCGCAAGATATCAACACTCCGGTATCGAAGCTTGTGCCTGCGAAGTGCAACCTCCTGGGTAAGAACCAATACCTCTTCACCCGCGTGCGTCCGCAACTGGCAGGCGTATACTACAACGACGGCGCCACATGCAACGATCCGGAGATGGCTCTTTCGGAAATTTCGTTTGTCCGCGTGGGCAATGCCGTGTGTGACAGCGTGGAGAGATTCTTTGTCAAGTTGCTCCAGGAGAACATCCCGACGGATGCCTCCACCGGAGCGATCGACGCGGGATTCAAGTCCGGAACGCTGGCTCAGCTCGACGAAACAGAACTGACACCCCGTATCAACCGCGGAGAAGCACAGGCCATCAATGTAGATTTCGCCGCCAAAGACGGCAACTACAATATGTCCAAGGCTATCCAGGTTACCGTGGAGGTACTTCCCCTTAGCCCGCTCCGCGAGGCATATATCGAAACTTTCTTTGTAACTACGTTAAACTAAACGCCATGCCTAATCCTTATGTAGTGCCCTCGAAGGACGTCCAAATCTACCTTACTTTCGAGGGGCTTCCAGCAATCAAGATCGGCACGGGTACCTCGCTCAACTTGCAGTACTCGCAGACAGTGCAGGACATATTCGCTATCGGGGAAACAGACCCTATCGACCTGGTGCAGCTCAACGCTCAGTATGCGGCCACTCTGTCGCACCAGACCGGGGAGCAGCACACCATCCTCGATGCGATCAACGGCGCTCTTCCGGCCGGGCAGACGCCCTATGCGTCCATGCTCCAACTGCCGCCCTTCACGCTGACGAAAACCATGTCGCTGCGCAACAGCGCGACGCCAAAGACCGTCTCGGAATCCCTGTTAGGGTGCAAGTGCGAACAGTCGAGCTCGGACACTAACCGAAACGACGCGGAGACGCTTTCGTCCATCAACATCCGTGCCCGTGCCGTACAGCGCTCGGTCGCACCCATCCAAACTATTGTGTAAACCAGGACGGGCGGGCACCCCAAGACCCGCCCGTCTTTAAAACCCAAAAATTATGTCGCAAATACAAGAAACAGAGCGCCTTGACCTCCAATACACCGTCACGGCCTCGTATTTCGTCCCCTCCTTCAACAAAGAAGGTCATATGATCGAGGAGGAGAAAAAGAACCAAAATATCGCCTTTTGGCGTTTACAGCGTCGCAACATCGAGCACTCGAAGCTATCCATGTCGATCCTGTCGCGCGAGGAATCGGAGCAGAAGGGAGTTATTGGCCTGGCCATGGACTTCATCAAAGCCTGCTGCGTCGACGACAAGGTGCGCGAAGATTTGCTCGGCGACGCTCTCGCCTGCGTGGAAATCTTTCAGTCGGAACCTGTCAGCGAGGACTTCCGCCGTTTTTTCGGGACTTGGGAGTTCTTGAAGGCGCTCCCGAAGAATCCATCCGGCAAAAAATAGAGGAGTATGCGAAGGACGACCCTCTGCTTATCAAGAAGGCCGTCGTCTCCAGATACTTCCATGAGCCTTACTCTGACATGGAGAAAAGGCTAAGCATCAATGATATAGACAAGTTATATACACTTGCGCTTCACCTTGTCGACATCATAGACATGGCGCCCTTTAAATCTAAAAAATAATGGCAACATACACCATACGCCTCAACCTTGGGGGAGACGTCATCGAACGTCTTACTCGTGCCAACGCACTGAGTGACCAACTGGAGCGCAAGACCAACCGCATGTCCCGGAATGGCGGAGGCGGAGGCGGAGGCGGAGGTGGTGTGGCCAACTATCCGAACCTGCGGCACGGATGGCACGAGCGCATGTCCTCCATGTATGACGTGTCGCGCCGATTCGGCAACCGACATACGCACGAGGATTTCATGTCCGATGCCAACCGGGCGTTCGGTTCCATCCGGCGCTTCCGCGAACAGTTCGTGCGCAATTCCTTCACTCCGAGCGGGTGGATGCGAAACGCCGGGAACTTGGTCGGGGCGGTGTTCGATTCCGCCGCCGCAGTGATAAAGAGCAACCCCGCACTCCTGATGGGTGCGGGCGTTCTCGGTAGTGGAGCCGCGGCGTACGCTCTTCCTAAGCTCATCGGCGGAGGGCTGTATGCCGTGCTGTCCAAAACCTTGAACAGCTCGTCCATGACGGACGCCATATCCAACCGCATGCAGATGGATATGGCACGCAGGGGGTTGGGATCGGGCTACACCTCGGCGCTGTCTGACGCCACGCGCATGGCGGCCGAATACGGCTATTCTCGTGCCGGCATGCTCTCCATGATAAACACCGTGTCGGGCTTCGAAATCGGAGGCACGCAGATCGGCACGGCCATAGCCACGCAGATCGCGCGGCAGGTGGGTAAAGTCGCCCAGATCGGTGGCCGACCCTATGACATCGTGGGCCTGAACATGCAGCAGTTGTTGGCTGCCGAAAAACCCAACATGCGAGACGTGCGAGAGTTGATCCACGCCGCCCCCATCCTCAACAGATACGCCAACGAGGCCATGCAGAGGCGCGGCGTGACAGGGACGAGCCCCTACAACTATCTCCAGGATCGCGCCAACATGCTGCGCGCCCTGCACAGGCTCGATACGGAGCTCCAACCCCCGTCGGCCGCCGCGGCGCGCGGACAGATCGCCCTCGCCAAGGAGAATTTTTGGATCAACCTCGCGGGGATGGACAAACTATGGGAGAGCGTCGGCCGGGCTGGAGAGAATATGTTCGACCGCATATCAGCGCGCCTGGACGTATGGTACAACTCGTTCGATCCCAATATGCTCAACCATATCTTCGATGAATTCATAGATGGCGTCGAGGATGTCGTAAGCGCACTTACCACCCTGTCGGACTGGATTCTCAATCTCTCCGACTTCATCGGTCTCTTCAATCCGTGGAGCTGGGGCGACAAGAGCCGCTGGGACTTGAGGTACGAGAAATCGGCCAAGCAGTCGGAATACACGGAGAGACGCAAAGCCGCGACATATCTGTCCGAGGAGCTGGGAAAGAGGTATGTCGAGGAATACCTTTCTACTCCGGCTGCCCGCAAGGCGTGGGGTTTGGACGAAGGCACCGAGGAGAACCGCGCCGCGAATCTGAAAGACGCGCGCGACATCCTGCTTAAAAACTTCACCACTACCTTTACGCCCAAGGTGCGGGAAGGACTGGAAGAATATCCGGGGCTTCTTCCTGCCGAAAACGGGCAGCCCCAGTATGCTACGGGATTGCTGAAGTATAATTACACCCCGTACGAAGCAAACAATGGATTCAGTCTCTTTAATTTCCTAAAAACAGGTAATTCGAGAGACGTTACCACTGTAACCAAAGGAGAACTATCCACTCAACCTGTAACCTTCCGTACCAATCCTGCGCTCAACGACCGGGAGATCAACGAGAATTTCAACCGGGTGACGAAGATTTACGGCGAAGGCGGCGGCGCCAGCGGGAAGGACACCAAGAAGATAGAAGATTTGACAAAGGGATCGAAGTCGCTCATTATCAACTTCAATGCACCCATTGTGCAGATGCCGACCCAAATAAACACCAATGCCACGCCGGAAAGCATCATGCAGACCATATCCAAACAGATCGAAGAGGTGACAATTCGAGGACTGCAAATAGCCTTCAACAACTCAACACGCACGCTCAATGGCTAAAGATCAATATACCGCAAACACAACCCCCAACGACACTCCTAACGACCTCCCGTCCTTGGGACAAATCCCGGCGTACAAGGCCGTGACGGATGGCATAAGCGCCGTAGAAAAAGCATATCAGGCGGGGTTGAAAATAACCCTGGCGGAGGTAGGATTCTGGCGTCAGATCGTTCAGTTCCGCGGCAAGGCCAAGACCTCCGATCCTCAGTATACCGGGATGGCGGACGCCCTAAAGCAGTCCGGCGACTACAAAACGGCCATACAATCGGTAGATCGCCAGGATATACAGCGAGAATATGTATTTCGCTGCGGGGATTATTTCCTCCCTATCAACCTCACCTACGAAGTGGAAGGGGAAAAGAACGATTCTACCTCCCAGCTCGTCGACGGGGCAGAAATCCTCCAGGTTCTCAACTACAAACCGATGGTCGTAACGGTGCGTCTGCGCATTGAACGCAACTTGTCTCGCGTCGACACGGACGCCTCGGCCTCGAACCTTTCCATGCTCTACGCCTTGTCCTATGAGGCATATGCCGACCAGGGGCTCGACAACACCGATCCCGCGGCCATGGCTATCGCCGACCTCGGCGTGGCTCTTCGGAGTTTGTGGCAGGGGCAGGATGTTTTCAAGATCGAGAACAAAGTCCTCAACAACGACCTCGGACTGGAGTGGGTGTACATGAAGAGGTTCAAATATACCCCCAATCCGGGGTCTACCATCGTGGACGTCAGCATGACGCTCCACCAAATAAACATGGATGAAAATGCCATCGTATTTACGCAGGAGACGGTAAATACGACCAATCCCGCGGGGGGGGGCGGTAGGTGATGAAAGGTAATTTGTTCAGAGTAGGAAACGAGGTGTTTATCGAGGGGAAGAGCATCGGCCGATTCGCCTCAGTAGACATTACCGAGGAGCGGGATTCCCTCTCGGGAAGCTGCACCATGACCCTCCCGGTGTATGCCATCGGGTTCCGGCAGGGATTGCCTCCGGCACAGCGCATAAGGGCGGCCTTGGAGGGCATAAACATCAAGCCCGGAGCCCGCATAGACATCGACGGCTGGTTCTACAACAATGCTCAGTTGGGGCAGCAGTTCGAGAGACTGCGCATTTTCAGCGGCTTCATCCGGCAGGTCATCGGGGGATTCCCGTCGAAGATCGTATGCGAGGACTACTCTTTCATCCTGCGGTTCGGTACTATAAATCGGGACTGGGTGTCGCGCACGAAGCTAAAGGACATGGTGGACTATCTATGCCCCATCTCGAACAAGGCATTCGAGGACTACCGCAAGGCACAGGGGTTCGACAACCCGGCGGACTTCCCGGCTCTGTCTTTCGATTCATCGGATAGTGCGGATGTGGAGTTCGCGTTGCAGACCTTCAAGCTCATATCGCCGTTCGAGGCCCTGTCGAAGCTCATGAATATGTTTACGCTGTACGGCACTGTGAACACCCAGGGGAAGGTGTATTTCGGTATTGGCGTGAGGGACAAATTCAAGCGCACGGTGACACTGGCCACGAACACCAATGTCATCGGCCGCGACATAGTGCCTACCGACGGGCTGTTCGAGAACTACAAAGTGGTGGTAAACGCCCTCATGGCCGACGGTACAAAGTACACCTACGAATACGGCGATTCCCAAGGCGAGGCACACCGATATTTTGTCCCGGCCAATACGGTATCGCTGACCGAACAGACGGCCAAGAACATAATGGCCCGGTTGAAGGGAACGCGCAACAAGGGAACCATAAAAACCGTGCTCTATCCGCAGGTTAATATGTTCGACTTTGTGGAGTACACGGATACCATGCTCCCGGAGCTTACGGGAAACTACTACGTGATAGGCAGGAATTTGAGCTGCGACACTTCCGACGGGTTCATCCAAACCCTGACAGTAACCAACGAAATGTTTATATTATGAAAACATCCGGCACTTTCGACGACGAATGCGCCCGTTTGGGAGCGGAATTCGGAACAAAGATGAATGACGGGAAGAGGGTGTCGCTCGTCATAGCCACCGTGTCGGCTATAGACGAGGATGCCAAAACCTTAGAGGCTGTTGTGGATAATGATAGGATATTCAGCGACATAAGTCTAAACATTTTTCCAAACGGGGGCAACAGCCTCTATATTATACCCTCCGTGAATTCTCTTGTGGTGCTGGGGTTCATAGAGGGTTACTCCGAGGTTCCGGTGCTCATAAAAGCCACGAAGATCGACAAGATGGTCGTATCGAACGTCGCGGGTACCGAAGAGGAGGGAGAAAGCACTATTTCTTTCGATAAGGACGCCGTGGAAATAATCCGCGGCACCTCTTCTTGGCGGATTGAAAAAAATAAAATATCTTTCACTGCCGATAAAATTGAAATGGATGGCGGGGAGAACGGGGGGCTTGTGCTGGTAGATGGCGTCACCACGGCGCTCAACAATTTAGTGACGCAGGTAGGGAATATGTGCACAGTATTCAATGCGCATACTCACGGCGCCCAGGGTGCGTCGCCTCCGGCCACCCCTATGACCGCCCCCTCCCAGTTCAATAAAGGAGACTACGAAAATACCAAGATAACGCAATGACAGACGCAAAATTCGACTTTCAGGTCAACGACATAGTTATATCCAACGGGGGCGTCGAGTTGGTATCTTTGTGCAGCCAGCAGAACGCCACGCTGATATTTTCCAAGTCGGCGGCAAGTCTTACGAAGCCCCAGTTCGGGGTCGGATTCGAGGACTTCTACCCCCTGCTGCCCAAGTGGGCGTGGGGTAAGGTTGAGGCCACGGCTGAAAAGCAAATATACGACGACGGAGCCCTCATTGCCCGCGTGAATATCTTTGAGGAGACAGCCTCGGGAGTTGTGACCGCGGACATACATGCACGATACAAGGAGTAGACATGGCAAAGACGTACACAGTAAAACAGGGAGACACCATCCAGGACGTGGCATTCAACGTGTCCGGCTCTCTCGCGGGCATAGACCCGATATTGGAGAAAAACACGCCCACGAATATCCCGCCCGCGGGCTGGAAGGCCATGCAGTACCGCCAGGAGCCTCCCGCCAAGAACTTTATGGAATCCTACACTCCGGCGCTGAGGACAAATCAGATTCTCGACGTCGAGGGGATCGACATATACAACCTCCAAACCTTGCAGCGGCCTCCCTTCAACTCCTCGATGGACGTGAAGGAAGAGGTGGAGGCGGAAATCTCGCGTCTCTTCAAAGCTACGGCCGAAGGAGGACGCGCCCTCATATCGGCGCTTGCGCCCGAGGCTATGGGGGCGATGAGGAGGAGGGACGGCACCTTTTTGCGCAACACGTTCTACAACAGCCCATATACCGTGCAGTGTTTATTCCGCACGCCTCCCAAGTACAAATACATCCCCAGCCCTGAATCTACGGTTCGGGGAATACTTGACACGTCGGGGGGATCGACTTTCCCTCGCATCGACATCAAAAACCCCTCAGAACTTTTGTTATACAACAATCGGGCGGCTATGTATTCATATCCTGTTTTTTGGGACTATTTATACAGCGTCGTATTCATTAGCAACGGAGCCAAGGTCTATGCATATATCAACAACAATCTGGTAAACTCCCAAAATAAAAATTGGGTTAGTTATGCTTCTTCATATCTATATCTTGGTGGATATGGTATTAATAATTGTCCGGCGGTTGATTTTATGGGGGAGGTGATATGCGCCCGCTGGTTCGACCGCGCACTCACAGAGGAGGAAATGACGGCACTCCAAAACGGAGTGCGCCCGCAGGACTATATTGTGCCCCCGGCCTTGAAGCTGTCCTGTGTAGCTGAGTACATACCTCAGAACCTCATACCCTCTGAGGAGGACAGCTCGAAGCCCGCCATGTGGCTCGACAGCGCCAAGCAGATGCCGCCCGACATCTCTACTCCGCCGCTCCTTCGCAAGTCTGCCGGGGGTTATGACCTGGTGGTCAATGATAATCCCAAGATAGGCCGCGAGCCGATCTACAAACCCACTTACGACTTCAAGGGCGCCTATACCGCCAATGGCGCCTTCAGGGGACAGCGCATATCCACACGGTCGCTCGACGACGGGACGCTGGAGTGCTACTTCAAAACCGGAGACGACATCCATCATGAGCAGTGCGTATTCAGCATGGCGGATAATATGGCACTTCCAAGGCTCACAATTATTGCCCGCGAATTTCATTTCTCAACCAACGATTTCTCAATGATATATCCCTGCGAGCCAAACACGACTTATCACGTGGTACTCCGCTATGCTTTACAGGAAAATTTAGGCTACATCTTTTTAAACGGGATCAAGATTTCGGGGACGTTCAAATTGGGTCGTAATGGGATACAAAAATACATCGACCTTGGCACATACGGCCAAAATGATCCGATCTTGTTGAAGGGCGAAATCTACCACTTCCGCGACTTCAATACATACCTGACAGAAGCACAGGCATTGATGCTGTGGAACGGAGGCGATCCCGCGTCGTTCGTGGTAGATGCGGCTATGAAGGCATCCTGCACACGGGAGTATCTGCCGCAGAACCTGCGGCCTCGGAGTGATGATCCCACCAAGGCGGGCTATTGGTGGTCGTCGCACAAACAGATGCCCGTCAACGGAGTGTTGGAGCCCCTGTCGGATCCCCCCGCGGAGTGGCCGAATACAAACCTCGACTATTACAACTATCCCTCAATAATTAAACGATAACCGATATGTCACTGATAGACACGATATGGGAAAATGTACAACGGCTGATCCCGTCCATTAACACCAGCAACGCGGGCATCCTGCGCAAGATCGCGGAGGTGGTAGGCACCGTGCTTGACATTGTGCGGCTCGAAATCCTGCGCAGCGAACAGACGATAGCCGCGGCCGCGAAGATCGCGCGCGTGACGAGTGAGGCATGGTATGTCGAGAAGGCATACGCCTATCAGCAGGGCGATCAGGTAGTCGTGGTGAACGAAGCGACGCAAGAGCTGGGCTATGCGACCATAGATGCCACGAAGCAGATAATAAAGCAGGCTTCGATGGGGTCTAATCAGGAGGGTTTGTACTACATCAACGTGGCGACGGCCGATGCCAACAACAACGTGGTCTCACTCACGCAGGATCAACTCGATGCGTTCAGCGCCTACTACCGCAACTTTTGGGGCGTCGGCGCGCAAATACAGGCCGCATCCAATGCTCCGGCCGTCCTTTCGGCCGACAAGCTGTACGTCCGCTTCGACAAGTCGTACAACCTCGATACCATCAAGAACAGCATCAACACGGGGCTGCATGACTTGCAGATGCAACGACGCACGACAAATATTCTGTATATCAACGACATAGAAAGCTACATCTCGGGGTTGAACGGCATCAAGGATGCCTACTTCTCCGAGATCAAGGTCTCGCAGGATAGCGGCATCACAACACCGCAGGATGGCAAGATAGTATTGAATCCGGGTTATTTCAACTTCGACCCCAATCTGTACGATTTCACCAAGAACATTACAATATTCGAAGCTATATGATGCGTTTCCGATATATTGACATCCCGAAGCTGGTGTTGCAGTTGCTCCGGCCGAATTACTCGGTGCGGCGCGACCACAGCTACACGGAGCAGCCGTTTTGGACAACGATAATATACCGCTACTGCCTGTCGTTGCTCATGGTGTTGCACGACTATCTGTACAACTACTACATGGTGCGCTCCAAGTGGTACATGATGGCGGCGTGCACACCTACATACGGGCAGATCGAAGGCGTATTGCGGTACTGGTACGGGGAGTGGGGGCAAATATCCATCACCCCGAGCGGCGCGAGCATATGGCGATCTATGTGGTATGATTCGCCAACCCCTCCTGTATACCTGTACAACACTCCCACCCCGAAGGTGTACCTCGGACAGGGAGGCACCATCACGGAGCAGCCCATCATTACGATCCCGGCTGCCCTGTACAACAACTCGGAAGCATACAGCCAGTTTATCGCAGACGTCAACACGCTATTTCCCTTTTATATCAAGTATACTATAAAAACTCAATAACATGGCAGGAATAAAAAATATCAACGTCATATCGGGCACTGGCAACCCCGTGCAGATGCAGGATTTGCAGAACCTCTGGAGCGCCATCAACTCGCTCCTCCGATCCACCAAAACGCCCATCTCCATCGTTGCAGGATTCGCCACGGCGAACAACGACACCGGGACGAATATTGGCGAAGGCATCATCTGCTATCAAGGACAGGCTTACTACCTGGCCGCCAATAGTGCTAAAATAGGCCAGTATCTTTATGCCAACACCATACAGGACGAACAGCGCGTGTATGAAGATGGCGCGACGCGATACACATATCAGGATTATGTCGTGAATGCTGCGGCCAATGCGTCGGCATCGGGAATTGGCACCCTCATAGGGCAGGCCACGGCGGCCAACCTCGCAGCATGGAAGGTGGGCGTGCTATCCGACGGTTCCGTAACAGCGGCTATGCTGGCCGATGGCGCAGTGACGACGCCAAAGCTCGCAAACAGCGCTGTCACAACAGCAAAGATCGCAGATGGGGCGGTTGGTAGCTTGCAGATCGGCGTGGAGGCAATCAAGAACGGCAACATCCAGGATAAACAGATTACCGGTTCCAAAATGGCCGACCAGTCCATTCCCGGCTCAAAGCTCAATAATAAGACCATCACCGGAACGCAGATTGCTGACAAAGCAATCACTGCTGAGAAGATTGCCGATGCGACCATCACCGGAACGCAGATTGCGGGGGGATCAATCACGAACGAGGAAATACTCGACTACACGATTGATGCGTCCATGAAAATGGTGCCCTCGTCGGTTGACGAATCCTGTATAGCGACGGCAGCGGTCGGCTCGCGCCAGCTACAAGTAGCTGCGGTTAATACTTCCATCATCAAGGACGGAGCAGTTACGGGCTCCAAGATCGCAGATGACGCCATATCCGGGGAAAAAATAGAAGAAGGTACTATTCCGGCGAATAAAATGGCCGCTCCGGGAGTAATTTACTCGGAGCCAACTACCGTGGTGCCCAATGTGATGCTGGTAAATCACAAATTAAATATCATCAGAATAGGCAATGTAGGGAACACGCACATAAATGCCATAATGCCCGTTCAGCAACTGCCCGGAACGCCGGTTCGAATATTTATAGAACACACGTTCGCTCAACTTAGTTACATAGATATAAAACTGTCACAAGAAGGAGTAGTAAAAGGTAATATCAATATTGCCAGCAACATTACAGGAATGTACGTAGAAATATTTGTGTACAACGGTGGCGTATATTATTGGATTTCCGGTGACGGTAATTATGTCAAATAATAGGATAATGGGCACCTTATTGAAATGGATTATGGCTATGGTGGGGGGCTTGCTGTCGTTGTTCGCGCCCGTGACGCCGCTTGTGCTCTGCGCCTTGACATTCGTCATGATAGACTTCGTGATGGGTATACTGGCCGGGCGCAAGAGGGCGGCTCGGCAGCATAAGGACTGGTATTTCTCCAGCGACAAGGCGTGGAAAACAGTCATCAAACTTACGTGCATTGTCGTTGGGATCGGCATGTGCCACCTTATAGACACTCAAATCATCGACTTCATGAACTTGCACCTGGCCAAGCTCTTCACGGGCATGGTATGCGGCATCGAAATGTGGTCGTATTTGGAGAATGCCATGGAAATATCCGACGCTCCGGTATTCCGATCCCTTCAAAAATACGTGGGAAAGAAGATGAAGGATGAAGTAGGTATTGATATTGAAAACGCCCCGCAGGCTCCGGCCGACGGGGGTAATAACGTCAAACATAAAAAAAATGTGATATGAAAGTAGTTATCAATGGCTCCGAAGCCGATTATCCCTACATTTTTGTGAACGGAGTACAAATGCCCGCGACCTTTATTGCCCGCCCGGCCAACCCGCGGGTAGACATGGGGCGCCGAATCATCATCGAGCCAGCGCTTCCGGAAGGTGGCAACGTCCTGCTTACTGCGGACTACCTCGACTTCGAAATCAACGAGACAGTCATCTCCGACAACCCGTCGGCCTACACTCCCGCCGACGTTTTGAGATTCCTCAACGAAGGGAATGAATCCCCTACTGGCGATGATTTCCCGGGCATCGGATCGGGTCTCTATTCCGGCGGGGGGGGGTCTCCTGAAATTCCCGACGGGTCGATCACCACAGCCAAGCTGGCCGACAATGCCGTGACTTCGGCTAAGATCAAAGCTAAAACCATAACCGGCAAAGAATTGGCCTTGGGCGCTGTATCCGGCGACATCATTCAAAAAAATACAATCGTGGCGTCGAAGCTTGCGGATGGATGCGTAGGCGCCGCAGCCATCGCTGACGGGGCTGTCACCGGTGATAAAATCGCCAATGCGGCCGTTACGGTCGACAAGATCGCCGACGATAGCGTAAATTCGGATAAAATCGTCGACGGAGCTATCAATGTCAATAAGATAGCCGCAAATAGCGTTGGCAACGGGCAGATATTGGACGGTGCCATTACGGCGTCGAAGATCGGAACAGCGGAAGTCGGCACGGCTGCGCTGGCTCCCCTTGCAGTAACCACGGATAAAATTGCGGACGGCGCAGTGACGACGGATAAACTCGCAACATCTTCCGTCGCCACCGAAAAGCTACAAGACCTGTGTGTCACGACGCCCAAAATCGCGGATCAGGCTGTCGACACTACCAAACTCAACACAGGAGGCTCCCCCGGGGGCAGCGTTGAGTAGGCATAAAAGAACAGGCACCCTATCGGCGCCTGTTCTTGTTTGGCGGGTCTATCCCTCGCCCAGCGATCCCGAACACCAGCATAATAATCCCGGCCACAAAGAAGAGTACGCACGCACTGCTCATGACTATGCTTTTATTTCAAGGTGGAACGCAGGCTCGCTCAGGTCATACGAAAACTTGGGGTTTTTGCCGGGAATAGATATGGGCGAAATCACTTTGACGACGCGCGGCTCGTCGAGTGCTGCGGCCAAGAACTCCACGGGTTTCTCCATAGTCATACTCACGTCCAGTACATTCACCTTGCGATACTCCTCGGCGCTCACACAGTGCTTGGACACCCGTTCGCCCTTTTCACTAAGCCGACTGATAAGTTTGGACATCTCGTCGATGGTCTCCTCTTTGTCCATGCCCTGATCCTGGCAGTCGTCGAACAGTGCGGTCACCTTTCTGCCGGGTTCCCGGTAGCGGATGCGCTTTCCGGCGACCAGGTTGTTGTACATGGCCATCGCCTGCCGATAGGGATTGCGCCACGTGGAGGTGATGGTCACCTTCGGGTTGTCGCTCTTCTCGGCTATGGATTCGAGCATGTCGATGACCGATGAAGCTACCATGTCCTTGCACTCTTTCATGAGCGACGAGGAGAATACTACTCGTTTTGTTGTTCCCATGTTGTATCTGCTAATGATTTGATATTGAATGATATAAACTCGCACCCCTTGGGCACTATGTACTTGCGGATATGTGCTTTATAGATTAATTTGTCGTTGAATTGATATCTTTCTTGCAGCGCATCCTGGAACGGTTTTACCGCGTTGTCATAGTCGCACTGAGTGTTGGAGAATCCGAACTCATACCACACCTCGAACGGAGGAGACGGCAATTCTATGTCCGGGAGTTTTAAGAGGCATTCTGCGCGGAAGGCATCGTGCTCGCTGGTTTTGAATCGGCGCCCTTTGTATGCCCTATTTACCGTCAGCGGCTTGACCTGTATTGACACTTTGCTGTTCATGGTATATGCAAATCTTTTCGGTGTTTATATGCGTCACCATGCCCGTCTTGGGGCAAATATGGTGCATATTCTCTTCGGCCGACAGGTATTTGCAGGACTTGCATGTTACCTTTGGCCGATCTCCGAATCTTTCGTTCTTCGGTTTTGTCAGCTTTTTCGACGCCCTCAGCTTCATTTCCTCCAAATATTAAACCCTCCGCGCACCTCTCCGTACGGGGCGTCATCGAAGGGGTTGTACCCGACGGTTCCCTCGACGCTGAACCGCCCCTTGTTGTATCGCACGCGCGCGCCCATAAACTGATTGTTCCATCCGGGGGCAACCTGCGCGGCCACTACTATCCCCCCTTCCCATGTGGGCGGCATGATCGTCGTGGTGTGGTGGGTCTGCGTTATGATCTTGGTTGGCACGAACAAGTCTATACTTTCGAGCATAGGTTTGTACCCGGACACCGTGGCCCGATAATTTTCGGTCTGGAATGTCTTTAGCTCGAAAGGAAGCGTTACAGCCACTTTAACCGTGTCGCCGGGCAGATGTACTAATACAGTGTCGATCTTCGAAATTTGGTGTACTTCCGTTTGAAATACGGTGTCTCTCATGTATTCCCTTATGACCACCGTATCGACGCGGCATTCGATCTCCGGTTTCGATGGGGTGCAACAAAGCCATGACCGCAGGCTATAAAGTGCGATCATGGCTATAATTGCCCCGATGATGGCCGACGTTAGCCTGTTCATCTCCTATGCGTCGATCTCTTTGTCGACGATGGTGCCGTACCACGAGTGTAAAAACCATCCCGATACTACCCCCGCGAGGAATCCGATGGTTCCAGCACTTCGAATGCTGCCCGGCAGGAAGTTGAACACAATGATGGCTACCACGGCTACCGCAGCAGCTATCAACCCGATTTTCAGTTTGTTGTCCATTTTATATAAAGTTAAAATTCAGGTATTCTCGGTATAGCGGGCGTCCAGTTGGATATGATTCCGTCGAAAAACAGAATCCAGTGCCGAATCTCGCTCGTGATATTCAGCACGTCGTTCTCGGTGGTAGGGTCGAACACTTTTGCATCAACCCCTCCATGCACCATTGCGACGATTTCGTTTAGGTCGTCCCTCATTTCGCGCGCGATGGTCAGAGCATCGGGGATCGTAAGCGCCTCCTCGATCTGAGACGAATCCACGAACTGCGTCATCGTATGCAGCGGAATGCCATCCAGCACGCGGATGGTCTCGGCCATCTTGTCGGCGCCTTTCCGGAGCGTGGCCGCAGTATCGTCCAGCAGCAGGTGCAGGGATCGGAAGGGCGTGCCGTATACCATCCAATGACGCCCTTTGGCGTTCGAGTAGGCTACTTCGAGGGTGGCCAACAGCTCATTCAGAATAGAAGTCTGATTTTTCATCTTTCTGTTTGTGTATTATGGGTTTTATGGCGTCCGGATTGTTTGCGATGAAAACGACCTGTTCGTTTAGCGCATACTCATCCACCTTGTCGTAAAATTTGTATATTTGGTTCTTATGGTCAACACACTGGAAACGGAGGGCGTCGACCTCGGCCACTTTGCCGGAACGCAGATACACCAAGTGTTTCATGGCTTTATGGTTCATTATCGGGTTCGGGGTTTTGCTTGGCATCATCCTGCCATCTGTACGACGGTCGCAGCATTCTCCCATTTCCTATAAAGGTAGGTTTGCCTCGCTCCCCTACTTCCGGTTTGGGCTGGTAAAGATATACGGTATGCGTGTGCCCGAATTTGTCTATTTTTTTGAGCGGCGCGATGCAAAGTTTAACCTTGGCTCCCAACTCTCCGTTATTGCGAACAAACTCTTCTATCACGTCAATAGGTATCTTTTTCAGGTCTATTTCGGCATATAAGATTCCCGCCATGATTCAATCTCCAATTTCGCCTCGTGTTCAAACTTCGATATTATTTTGCTGTACGCCTTTATCTCCTTCATATCCTCAAACTTGCGGATATGGTAGTATGAATTCCGGCTCGTGCAGTTCAGGTAGTTGGACAGCTTCACCCCGTTCATGAGCTTGTGGGAGTACATGATATGGATGAATACCGTTCGGGCATCCGTAACCCTTTGGCGCCGACAGGGTGCCTGTATCTCCTCCAGCGATACGCCAAAGTGGCGTTCGAGCAGCATCCCTATTTTCGATAAAATAATTTCCATGCAGTAAATATAGTAAATTATTTTATCATACAATCCCGATCCGCTCTATTTTTTCTTGTCCAGATCTTCAAGGACGGCATCAGCGTATGATACGGCATCGGCTGCTACGGCTTCGAATACTGTAAGGTTCTCATTTTTCTGCATTTTATCTTGATTTTGCGAGAATCTCGCTATTTCAACAATTCAAATTCGTAAACCACCACCCACGGGTTCCGATCCCACGTTCCACGGCCGGACACCTTGTCGATTAGTGCGGCGAAGGCCTTGCGGGGAGTGTCAAATTCAACGGCTGTTCCCTTTTTCTCGTCGACAAACCCATACGTGGTGGTATCTGTGGATTCGTACCACGATTCGATAATGCCCTCGCGAAAACAGTCATCGTGCGAAATGCTCTGCAACCGCTCGCAACGGATTCCCGTGATGCGGATTTGGTGAGGCATCAGGTCAGCACGGACGAACATTTTGTTAGTACTTCCGGGCACAAACGCCAAATCCGTAAATTCCTGCACCACATCGTTGTAGCATTGCGACACGGCCACGACTTCGCCGAGCTTATAGCGGGTATACTTCGAGTGCCTGACATCAATAAAATCCCCGTATTCGTTTTCATAAACCAAGGTGTTGCCTCTCGTGTCCCACGTAAGTCCGAAGAACTCATCAGGAATCAACCGTCGCGTCATGGTCTTTCGCCACTCGATGACCGCATCCGTCAGTCCATAGCGGTCGTTAAAGTTTATTTTTTTCATTTTCGTAATGTTTATAAGCTAATTGAGCCTCCTCAATAGTCTTATATGTCCCTAAATTGATAATTTTGCCCGCAATAGAGTACCGTGCAATGTATCGCTCATTCCTCGTTCTATATATACCCAACGGCAACTCCCTTTTAGCGTATGCTTTTCGTATGTTATCTCTCCTTGTTAAAATTGCAAATTTTCTATCCTATTGTCTGTTCTTATTGAGTTAATATGGTCTACATCCATACCAGAAGGTATAGGCCCTTTGAAGGCTTCATAAACAAGTCGATGTATTAATGATAATTGTCTATGTTTGTCTTTTTGGAGTACATAGAACAAATAACCATTACTTATACTCAATTTTAATATTCTCGAATGTTTTGTTTGCCCATTAAATAGTGTCTTATGTTTTACTTTTCGCTCCATGCTTCTTAATCTACCATCGCTACTTATTTGATAATGTCCCTCGTATCCTACAATATCTTTCCACTCTTCCATAATTCAGCAATTTTTAATTTCATCCATAGCTATCATTGGTTTAGGTTGTTCAGTCTGTCGATCTCGACTTTCAAATTCATCTCTGCGCAGCGCACATCCCGTTGCAATTCCTCCAGCCGAGCTATCTGCTCCTCGTCCATCCGCGGGCATCCCCGCAGCCAGCTGTCGTAGTTCGGGGTTTGCAGTTCGCCGTTGGCAATAGACCCTACACGCAGGCAGTAGTCGTAATATTTGACATACTCCTCCTCCGGAGCGTCCCGGTCGATGTCCGTCAGTATATCCGCCATACTCACGAATAGATCGCCAACTTCTGCAATTCCTCCGGGGTCGTCGCCTACCCCCGCATCCGGCTCATAATCGTAGCCGTGCTTTTCGCAGAAAGCGGCCAGATAGGCGTTGCAAACCGCGTTGTAACTTAGTCTCAGTTCCTCGCGTGTAAGTTTCATTTTGTGGAGAATTTATTGATTCTGTCGATCTCGGCGGCGATAAGGGCGCCAGCCTCGGATAAACACCGGATGGCATGATCGTATTTGCCGTCATTAAGGTGTTCGTAAGCCCATCTAAGAATACTTATGCTCAAGGGTATTTTCAAATCTGTCCCCTCCCTTACACATATATCATCTAGCTTATCGGCAATGGTCTCGACGCCTGTTTTCATGCGATTCTATTTCTTTTTTGAGTTCCTCGATTGATTTTCTGAGCCGTTCGTGTATTTCCACGGCGCGATACATAAGCCAGACAGTGACGATTCCGAGGATTGAAAGCAACGCCCACGCTATAATTTCATTCTTCATTTTCTCTTCCGTTTTAGCTCCGCAACGCGGAGATTCATGTATATCCTCGCAGCCTCTTCTTTAAGATCATCGGGGGACATTGCAAAATGCCATAGATGCGCATATTCATCCGAACTACACCCATAGCTCATGCCAACAACCGTCCCATCCATATCCTTACGAACTGAATAGATATTTATCTGACAACGCCCCTCCCGCCTCAGTCGGCGCAGTAGTTTGGTTTTCATGGCTCAATCATTTTCGTCGTTGTCATCATCGGGATAGCTTTCATCCTCATAATTCACGCAGAAGTCGAAGCCCGGATCATCGTCGAATATTCCTTTGGCTCGGCATTCTTCGTATTTTCGGCAGTTATCGCAATAACATTCGTTTATTTGTCTGTTGATTTTCATGCCTCATATAGATTTGTGGGTAAATCGTGAACGCTGACGGCCAGCCCGGCGCCGATCAGGTCTCGATAGTCGAAGTGAAGGCGGTGGAACAGGTCGAAAAATGCGCACATATCGCTATACCAAACTTCACTTGGTGAATATTTTATCCGGCAATCAAGAATTAGGCAATCCTCATAGCCCGAACCCAGTAGTTCGCCCAGCCGTTTGGCAGGCACGAACGGTTTCCCCTCATTGTAACCGCGCTCGGTGATCTCCACGTACAGATCGGACATAGGCCGAAGGACGGGCAGTATATCGTCGAGGTAGTCGTATTGCAAATGACCCCCATCGTCAGTAATTAATCCAATATCTCCATCCATGCAAGGGTCTGCATTGCCAAGTTGGCATAGCACCCAAATATCCTGATCTCTGTCTTGAACTTTCAGGTCATATGGCAGATACCCCGCAATGTCGGTCAGTGTAAGTTCTCGTTTCATCGGTTATTTATGTCAATTATAATCATTTTAGGTCGTTCTTTTTTGACAATTCCAAGCTCCTCAATGTCGGAGGTAATCTGACCCCAGCCATCAATGAACACATTTATTTTTATGTCGAAATTTTCGCAGTCGCTCTCGACCGCTTTTGCTCTCATCCGCTCCTCGGCCTCCTGCTCGGCAAGCTCGACCGCATACTGGGCTACATCTACTCTCACGGCATGATATGGCAGGTCAACGTCTTCGCCCTCATCACCGACTTCTACTTTCCAGCTACCGTCCTCCAGTTCTTGTCTTGCTTTTTCGCTTTTCATGGTTAGGATGTTTTAGTGTAACGCCCACGTCTTGTGCATTGCAGCGATCAGGTCTATATACCCTTTGTATTCCTCCATCTGCTCGGGACTATAGCCTTCGGCCTCGCCAATTTTTCGGAAATGCTTCTGCCACTCGGAAATGGTGCAGCGTTTGTATCCTATTTGAATAACATCCTCACCCCAATAGGATACTGTATGACTAGATGCGCTGATAAATAGCGATTTAGGAACATCGCACCCGTCGCCCAGTTTGCACCCGTCGCCCAGTTTGCACCCGTAGCCCAGTTTGCACCCGTAG